ACATCTCTAATTTCAAAAGCTCCGTCTGTAAACGTAGAGGAAGAAGTAAAACCATTAGGTGTAGCTGCCATACTGTTAAAAGTTATATATCGACCAGCGCTTAATCCATGACTTGATAAATTAACTGTGCATACGGCAGATCCTTGAACTGTGTCAAAGGTAGCTGTTCCAGATACCTGTGTTGCTAAAGGTGTGATATCATAAAAAGCTTCATCATAATATAAAAAGAGTCCTTGAGATGTTCCAATAGCTACATATTTTTCACCTTTAAAACTTGTAAAAGCATGTTGAGCTCTAGCTGCTCCAGGTAATGTTTCTCGAGCTACTGTTAGCTGTTCCCAACCCCCTATTTTTTCCGGTAATCCATATCTAAATCTTACAAAATCTCCATCTACCCATTGACCTTCAGCCCCTGAGTCTGTTGCTTGTTTGTTAAATCCGGGTTTAAAATTAAGCTTCTGTAACATAAGCCTTGTATTATATAGAGTTTTTAATTTTTTGGTAGTGTTATTTTACCAGGTTAAACCAACCAGTTATAATATATTTAGTTTCATTTGTCACTATCCCAGAATGCATATGTGTCCATTCTGTTGGCCAAACATATGTATCGCCTTCTATAGCTTCTGTTTTATAATCTTGATATTTAAAATAAGTTCCACCATTTTTAACTGTATTCAGATAAGTCATAAAAACCAATATCCTAGTAGAAACATCATAGTGAGGTCTTTCGCAATGAGATATTTTAAAACCTCCACCAGGGTTGTATTTTTGAATATTAATATTTTCTATAACTTTATATGGACCTAAAAAATTATTTAATTCGGTATAGGTGTTGGCATAATTTTGTAGACATCTCTGTAGTTGCTGATGATATTCGTTAAAAGGATATTCCATAAGATTAGCTGATATAACTAAATCCATAGAATCTTTAATAGAGGTATCTACTTTATTTCCAATCACAGATATGTGAGATTTATCTTTATTATCTTCAAAATATTTAACAATATCTTTACAGAGTTTTTTATCTACAACATCTTTATGAATAAAAGTTGGGGCCATTAATATATTATAGGTATAAATCCAAAGTTTTTAGTAGCTGAGTTTCTGGTCATAACATCAAACCTTAGTGTAATTCTATCTCCATCAAAATCATTATTACTAATTACTTCATGCCACTTGTTGCCATCGCCAATGTAAATATTTCCTATTTTATTATCGATATGATAGATAGGTTCTTTATCTTCATAGTTTTCATAAAACATTGTTTTTGTATCTTGAGGTTCAATACTAATAAACCCATGCATATAACCATTACCATTATCAGCATGGTTATGTCTTTTTAATAATTCATCTTTAGTATGAAAGTTTAGCCATGATTGAATCCACATATTTTTTGGCAACTCTTGTTTTAAAGTTTCTAAAATATGTTTTTGAATACAAACACCTAGATCTTTAAATAAATTCCAATAATAATGACTGCCTGCTAATATACTAAATATATTATATCTTTGATATATCCAAGTTAAGTTATCTGTTTTTAATTCAGTTCTTAAAAACTGTCTTGCTGTTTTTATATCGTTAATAAAATAATGTTGATTATTTATTAAAGGCTCATGTTTAAATATTGAATACTTATGTTCAAGGTTGATTACCACAAGCCACGTCCATCTTTAACTGAAACATTAAATGATATTGATATACGTTCCTCTTGTGAAAGATTGGGTGTTACCGAATGTTTTAACCAAGCAGGAAATAACATTAAAATATTATCTTCAGATTTAAAGTTCCAGATAGTTGCGTTATTACTATTGAAAGTAGTAATTATTCGATCAGGTGCCCAGACATCTAAACTATCACTTCTAAAAAATTTTAAGTCACCAGCTTGTGGATTAGTTTTTACATAAAAAACTCCAGATAGAACACAATCTAAATGAACATGTTGTTCATTATAATCTTTAAAATAATTTTTATTAACCCATAAATTATTAATGTATACTTCTTTGTGTATTTGAAAAACTTCTCTTATAAAATTACTTCCATGAACTAAAATTTGATAGTTTAACGATTGTAAAGCAGGTAAAGTTAAATCTAAATCTCCACTTTGAAATCCACCAACATTACTCTTTACTCTTCCATCTTGTAAACTGTCTACAAATTTTGTTAAGGCACCTAAGTCTTCATTAAGTTTGACACGTAAAACAGGATCTGTAAATAAATTAGTTATCATTTTAATCTTTCTGTAATCTTATATTCCATTCTAAGTTTTTTAGTAACTCATCTAAATAAACTACTTTCTTATTATCATGTTTTAAATAATTATGCAACTCATCAACATCCACTACAATATACTCATCTTTAATATCATATACAATTTTATTTGCCTTAGTTCTAAAGGTACCTGCTTTAGCATCGTTTTTTAAAGGTCTTAAATCAAATTTAAAAGTTTGATTGTGTAATATTCCCTCTACATCCCAAAGTTCTTTTTCTCTTTGATTTTTAGTTGCATGTTTTACATTCGATAGTAAGTTTAAAAACTTCATTTAAAAGGTGGGCCAGTTATCCATCCTACTAAAGAATATCTTTCTCCTTTAGTAACAGGAGAAACTTCATGTAAACTAAACGATGGAAACACAGTTATATATCCTCTTTTTCTTTTTATTCTAGTTGGCTCACTTCCCAAATGTAATAACAATTCTCCTCCCTCATATTCAGAAGGATCACTAAGTTGTATAACAAAAGATAATTTTCTAATTAATCCATTTAACCCTTTGTCTAAATGTTTACCATAAAAACCACCTGGAGCTTGATAGTGAGTAAATTGTAATCCTTCTACAAAACCATACAAATCAAAACGAAAATATCTTCTGTTTAATTCAGTAATGACATCAGTAAATCTTCTGTAATAAAGTTGTAATTCTTGATTAGGATATAACCAAGAAACATAACTATCTCTAATTGTAGTTAGATCCATATCTCCAAAAACTGTAGCTTTTTCTAAATGCGCTTTCTTACCTAACTCTATCATTTTTTCGCAATCTTCTTTTGTAAGTATTTCTTCGCTGTAAGCCCACTCTTCTAATTTATCTAATTCAAATGGCCAAACGCTTATTTTTCTATCTATCTTCATACTCTAAACCTTATGTTTCCTGACATTGTTATTCTATACTCATCAGTTCCATAAAAAGGATAAACGCAATGAGATAGCTTAGCTGGAAATATTAACATTCTTTGTTCCCATGTTTTATCTACAGGGTATTTAACTGTTTCTATATTACCAGCTAAATTAGCATTATGTTCTATAGACTTATCGTTCGCTGCTAATTTAAGATCATTAAATATATTATCAGGTACTTTCTTTATTTCTTTTATAAGCATTTCTTTATAACTTTTAAGAAAGCTTATATATTAATTTACAGATTATTCAACAGGATCGTCTTCGAAATCTGGTACTGTTTTTCTATACATCCAGAGTTGTGCATCTTCATTCCAGTAAGTTTCTCTGTTTTCTCTCTCTTCTGGTTTTGGTTTAGGTGGAGTCCATTCCCAAGTTTCTGTATTTAAAGTCCAAGATGGAAACCAACAAACGTCAATAAAAACGTTGTCTTCTCTAAGGTACTTACCATCTATGTAAGCCATCCAAACTCTTGGATTACCTGAACCCACGCCTTGAACATCTTTTTGACATAAAAGCCACTCATCATCAGTTCCGTAAAGATTGTTTAAAAAAGCTGTTCCTTTTTCATCAGTGTCAACTGAATCATCAGCTACTCTTTGAATATCAACGACTATGTCGTCTGCACCAATTTTTGCAAAATATTTAGCCATTATGATGTATAGCTCCCTGAACCTGTAAATTTTACAATAGTATCAGTACCTGATGTAGTTACTGTAGGAGATCCAGTCGTTGTTCCAGAATAACTTTTTGTAGGCATTTTTAAAATAACAACACCGTCACCTCCAGGGCCACCAACCTGTGATGGGCCAGATCCTCCGCCGCCTCCGCCGCCGAGTCCATCTGTTCCACCTTGACTAGGTCCGTTTCCTCCGCCACCAGATCCGCCAGGAGCACCACCCATATTGTGAGTGCCGCCTCCGCCGCCTCCGGCATAAGTAACTGAAGAACCTGTTATTGAATTTGCTGTTCCGTTTCCTCCAGGAGATCCTGATGATCCTGAACCTTGAGTACCAGATTGACTAGCGCCTCCGCCGCCTGCACCACCACATGGTCCACCTTGGTTAGGGCCTCCGGGATTACCTTCCGATGGAGAATAACCTCCTTGGTTACCTGATCCACCTCCTTGGTTAAAAACTCCACCACCTCCAGAGCCACCGCTTTCAGCAGCAGATCCGTTAGTTGAAGCTCCTCTTCCTCCGCCGGATGTAGGAAAACTTATTCCTGTGCCTGAAATACCACTAGCAGCACCTGATGATCCTGGACCTCCACTTGATCCATTTCCACCAGCACCGACTGTAATAGTGTACGTTACATTAGGATCTATTTCTGTAGAAGTCGTTCGGTATCCGCCAGCTCCTCCGCCAGCACTTCCACATCCACCCCCAGTTGCTCCACCAGCTCCTCCGCCAGCAACAACTAAATATTCCATAGTGTAAGGTGATCGTCCTCCGGACGTTAAACCTAATCCTCTTGCGGATCCTGCTCCGATACTTCCTAATATTGGCATAATCTTTCTCCTCCTATTTATTACGCAAACTGTGTTTGAGAAGCTAACGCTGTAAACGTAGCATCTCCAGTTTTAATAATAGTGTATGAATAAACATCTAACGAACTCGCGTTACCTGCGGTTGGAGCTGATCCACCTTGGTATTCAGGAGTAATAGAGGAACCATCGATTGTAACTGCATTATTGTAATAAGCTGATGAGCCTTGTTTTACAATGTGAGCTATAGTGATTGATTCTCCAGTATCCATGATCGAATTTAAAGAGTTTGATCCATCACCTCTAATATTTAATGTCCAGTTCGCTGCTGCATCAGAAGTGTAGTTTAACACTGCCTGAGTAAGAACATCGTAGTTAATTGTTCCTGTAGCGGCTACAGCTGCGTTAGTAACTTTTTCTGCAACACTTTGAATTTTACCTTGACCATTGAAAGTCGCTCTACCGATTCCTTTTGGTGTAAGATTTAAATCAATGTTAGTGTCGCCACCTGTCACTGCAAGTGCAGGAGCGTTACCAGTTGCTGCGTTTGTGAGCTGAAATTCGTTAACTGCAGATCCAGTGGTTACAAATTTAAGTTGTTCATTACCGTTTTCGTCAATGATACCTGTAGCAGTATCGATAGTAATGTTTTTACCATTTGCGTCTAGGTCTGCTGAAAGTTGTGGTGAGAAGTCAGATGATAAATCTGTAAATGCTGTATCAACAACATTTGTTCCATCTGAATAAACCATCTTAGTACCTTTGTCAGCTGCTGCCCAAGTTACTCCAGATCCTGAAGTAGTTTTGAACGTTACTGTGTAAGCACCAGTAGTTGCGTTATCAACTATAAAA